GTTAAACTTGTGGCTTCCGAAACCACAAGACCAACACAACATGGCGCGCACCTCAGACCAAGTCTCTCGTGCAAGCAAGTCAGGCGATAAGAAAGATCGCAAGGCCAAAAGACCTTCAAGTCAACGAGATGGAATCCAAGTTATTCCTTCTCCCCTCGGTAAACCCTTAGTACACGAAATGGAGGAAAAGGAGATCCCGGCTGTCCAGTTGGATAGCGAAATTAAATCCGCGTGCCCTAGTGACGCGGTCGTACCGTTAGTTGGAAATGGACCCAACCTCAATAAGGACAGAGGATGGAATCCAAAAGCCTTTCCCCTACTAAAACGTCATGCAAATAGAAAGTTCCCTCAGATTACTTACTATTTGCCACATTCTTTTTCATGGACTCAGGGTAAGATCGACATTGTTGATAAATATCACCCGGTCAAATTAGATGACGTTTGGTCACGTAGTGACGACAATGAACACCCACTTTGCGCTGCCTTCCGCTCTATGTGTGAAGCGTATGCTTTAAGCAAACTGATCCGTGAGATACGTGAGGATCAGGTGATTGATGATTGTGTCATTATGGATGTAGGAGGAGCCGCACGCAGGCATGCGTCCAACAAGCGCAAGTTCGTTTGGAGTTGTATTCCCAAATTCGATGCCAGAGATTTTGTTCGCACTTTTGATCTTCCCAGCCACATGCACTGTACCCACAGATGGCAAGATTGTGATTGCAAGGAAGGCAAAATACTGGCTTCGATGAGTGTACACTCCCTTTACTACATACCCGAATCAGACATCTTGATTCAACTACTCAAACAAATTAAACCAGTGCATTATGCAGTGATGCACATTTATCCTGAAAAGGAGACTGGCGAAATGATGGGTGGTGAGATGGAGTACATCCGCAAGGATGGAATGATATGGGTTAAAGCAAAAGGGAATCTGACGTGGTATCACCACAGGGATACTGACTGGCTCAACAGCGGTCATTATTCTGATGCCAATGGCACGTTGGAATGGGAGTATGTCCGCAGGTTTGGGGATGTTGCAGTTATAAGATTTTGCGCAACATCAGAGGTTCTAGTACCACCTCCACCCGCACCCTGCCCAAGCGCACCGGTATTGAAAATATCTCCTGTAGTGTTCGAAGCTACAGGCCCTAAGCTAATAGAAGATGTGGAATTGTTTTCTAAAATTGTCAATGAGAGTTTAAATTATGGAGCGCCTATAAACGCTAAGAATCATGCTAGTTTCCTAGCTAAAGTTCAACGTAAAGGCCATGAACACTCATGCGACATGCTTAAGCTGGTTACTTACGCCTCTTATAAATACGTCAATCAGAGCATTGTGTTGCAGGAAGCAACAGTTAATCTCCTTGATGCTGCAGAGAAAAGAAAGAAATTTCTAGATTTGTCAGTTGACTCCGTTAATTATAAGTTGGTTTTTACTATTGTTGTGGGCTTAATAGCAATGATAGCAATTGCCGCGTGGCAGTCCCAAATACATCTGGGATTCATCGTAGCAACCAAGAATTCAGTTTTCATTTTCATTGGATTAGCGTTTATGTTAGTCGTAGGCATGTATAATGTTTGGAAGAAGCCGGTGTTGCGCTGGCTTCGTCGTAATAACCCATTCGTGATTGCAGGCTTACCTTTACACAACACATCTATTTTTTGGTCCGTTAAGGCTTTAGCAAATGATTATTGCTGCAAATTGCCTGATAAACCTTTAGATCCTTCCAAGTGTGTGTTTGTGAAGTTACCAAGGGAATATAGTGAACCCTGTGAGGAGAAACCAGCTGCAAAAGCTATGGTTTATCACCCCTCCTTCGCTCCTTATTTCCCCAGGAAATGTCTACATAATGCCAGATCCAGTTTGCTAAATAAGTTGTTGAACAAAATACCATCGGCAGGCGAATATTCTTTCTCTCTACATCCATCATTGATCAAAGTAGCAAAGAAAATACGCAACAATGTTGAACCACTATCTTTCGAAGAATATGTGTCACGATTCCCTGGAGCTAAACAGAGAAAATTGCGTGATGACGAGAAAAAGAAAGAAAGTGAACACATTCGGGTTGATAGGTTTAATGAAAGCTCGTTTTTCACGAAATTTGAAGCATACGTTGAACCGAAATACCCAAGGCCGATTGTGTCTGGTTCTGTTGAATTCAATTTCTCAACAGGGCGATGGCTGATTCCTATAACGGAATTGTTTGCAGAGCTATTGCCTAGTAACATAATGTTCCCTCTTCATGGTGACGCCTTTGAAATTGGCAGATTCCATGAAACACACATGGGCAGGAAAATCAAGGATTGTGATTTTTCCTCGTTCGATTCATCTCAAAGAGCGAAAGCTCTTCAATTAATCATTGAATTCTTGAGATTGTGTGGGGTGCCTGAGCCAGTGCTCACCCGTGAGGCACAGGACATGTTGGGATGTTTGATTCGTACTCGTGCAGGCATGAAAGTGTTAGCAAAAGACGTTAGGTTTTCAGGACGATCCGCCACATTGTTTGGCAATTCCTTGATCACCATAAACACTATGCTCAGCATTTTTGGCGACAACTTAGCAGCATTATTAGCAAAGGGTGATGATGCAGTTCTATATTTGTTTCGTGACGTGGATGACCCCACTTATATCGAAAAATTTTTGCACAACGGGCTTGTAGCCAAACTTCGCACGGTAGGTGTTTATGATGTGGAGTTTTGTTCGTCGATATTTGTTCCTTTTGCGGAAGGTACAGTGTTGATACCTAAGCCTGGGAAACTGTTAGCAAAGACTTTTTGGTGTAAACACATGCATTACACAGATTCGCAAATTGAAGCTCAGTTTGCTAGCATAGTCAAAGGATTATTGTGTTCAATCATGAGCACACCTGGACTACGCGGTTTGTGTTTAAATCCAGTGTTTTTAGCGTGGAGTCGCAAAGTCGAGGCGCATCGACAGGAGTACAATGAGTACACTGATCGTCTCTTAACCACTACTGCAGATACGGTAGCCTATATGGTTAACCGTTATCAGGTCGAAGCGACTGATCTAATTGAATTAGAGCAGGAACTAAGATCTGGCTTTCCTATCAGGTTAGAAAGCCACTGTTCAGAAGTGATGATTGAGAAAGATTGGGGAGTAAGTAATGATGGAGAACATCTTACTGAACATCGAAATCCTTTGCGTCCCTTCATTGTTTTTGGGTCACCCTTGTTTGAGGAAATTGTGCGTTGGTACTTCCCTGTGACCAGCACTATACTCATGGGTGGCTTCGAAAGCCTAGTTTATGAAACACCATTCAACTTGATCATGCATATCATTTATGCTTTGATTTCCTTCTTTATTTCCCCTATTTTGGCATTTATTGTGCACATGTTAGTGAACCTGGCCGGCCCTAATACTAATATATTACACACATTACACACTGTCAACCACATGGTTAAAAATAATAATAAGAACCGTAAAACTGCTACTATTTCTGTGGCGGTTAAGGAGAAGAAGGCGTCGCCAAAGAAGAGAGCGGCGAAGTTGAATGCATCACCTTACTTGGTCTCCAAAATGAATCCTTTCTTGCCAGCAACCAACGGCATTAGAGCTCCTGATAGCTTCGGGTATCCAACAGCAACAGCAGTGTTGCGTGGATCATCATCCCCAGGCACACGGGACTCACAATACCTGTCTGTAGGATACACGCCCTTTATTTGGGCTAACAACGTGTACTCAGCCAATGTTGGTAGCGCCACCAGCTGGGCGTCCACAGTGACGACTGCTTCGGCACAGGCAGCTTCTCTAAATGATTTAGCAACTCTCTACCGCACAGTTTCCTGGGGTTTGAGAATCACATGTGATGCTTCATTAACTGAGTCGCAAGGACATCTTTGGATTGCTCATGTTCCTATCAACATGGGAGGTAACGCAATCCCAGTAACTTGGCCAACCACGGAAGCTCAAATAGCGCAATTGCCGCTGTCCGAAAAATTTTCGTTGGTTGAATTAGCTGAAAACCCTTTACTAGTAACGGGTCGTGCATTTGATGATGGTTGTTACCGTTTCCGAACGGCCACCAGCGCAGATGACGATGTGACCCAGGTCGGTTTAGAGTCTTCAACAGGCTGGTGTGCCATAGTAGTGCTCGGATTCAATATTCCCACCGGAAGTCCCATTAATGTTGAGACTATCCAACATGTTGAATACCTTCAAAAAGGTTCTTCGGCTTATGGCTTCATTGATGCCATGCCAGGAGTTTATCTTCCACAGGACATGCAAGTCGCTTCTGCTATTGATATTGCGGCACCAGTAGGTATTATAGAACGTTCCGTCGACACCATCGAGAAAGCATCCCATGCTTTCACCGGGGTTGTTGGCACTGCATCACGCTTGATGGGAGCCATGGCACCAGCCTTTCAGGCTGCTGGCTACCTCATGCGAATGAGAGGTAATAATCGACAAGTCAAGAACACCCCATTTCTCGCTTTGGGTGAATGATGACTTCAGTCTTGAGTTTTCTCG